CCCGTTCCAATTGTAAGAACCACATCTGCGCCATCTAGACGAATTGGTCCAGAATAATCCGTAATTCTAAATACCCGACCAGGGGCTGCAAAACTACCAAGTGAATTCCAAATGAGCATTTGGGTACTCACATCCGTTAACATTTGTGAGAACTCTTGAGACCAAGTAACACCATTATCATCACTAAAAGCCAAAGTAATTGGTTGATCAGTAGCAGAATCATCACCAACAGAGGCAGTCAATGTGAAGTTAGCGACCCCAATTCTGGCTCTACTACGACTAGCAACACCACCAGTAACCATGTGTTCAACTTCTCGCCAACCCTCATCTAGTGATTGATTAGGATCAAGCTCCAGAACATTAGGGTACAATGAGTCACCACCCATAATACGTGTTCCCCACATAGTTCCATGAGTGAAATTCATACCTGTAAAACCTTGGGTTTGATACTGACACCATTCTTGAGTAGTTGTGTCATAAGCCCAAGTACCTTCAGGCCCCAAATCAAGAACATAGAATCTATGCCCATCCAAAACAAATGTCCAAGCAATTTGCCGAGGATTAATTGGCTGTTTGGTCTTGTACGCAATGAGAGAGGCTGTTTGTGAAACTTCAATCACTGTAACACCTTTCCTCGCAATTAACTCGTCCGCTTGACTGCCAAATGTGTAGCGAGCTTGACCCGGATTTACTGGTGCTAAGAGTGCAACCTGTGGTACATAAAGATAATGCGTAACAGGTGGCTTTACCGGAACAAGTGCTGCTGCCTGGGCTGCAAGAATATTGGTCATGAAATAGGATCACCTTAGGCAACGCGGGTGAGCCGCATTCTCCCATTAATAATAGTGTTCGGTGTAATAGGCCCACTAGTAGAAGGATCAGTTTCATAAACATCATGATAGTAGTCCCAAGAAACTGTCATGGGATTAGTAGCTCCATCAACAGATGAACCAGTAGGACCAAACATTGGCTTTTGCACAGGTACCGGAAGAGTTGCTGTGTTAGCTCCTGGAACTGTTCCTGAAGTTCCTGTAGCTCCTGTGTCTATGAATGAGATAGCCCCACTACCAGCAGTATAGTAGAGATTTTCTCCACCAGCCGATGTACCGCGATAAATCTTATAACTAGTCGCCCCTGCCACAGTCGCCCAGTTAACAGTTACGGTACTGGTTGAACCTGTAGTAACCTGGGATTGTTCATTAGAACCAACTGTCTCACCATTCGCAGTAAGAGCCGTTATCTTATAATAATAGGTTGCAGCTCCAAGAGTACCTCCAGTGGTAGTTGTTGAGGGTGTGGACTGAACAGGAGCCGGAATAGCTGCCGTGTTAGAACCGGGAGGACTTCCTGCTGTAGTTGACGCACCAATATCGAGATAATTGGAAGTTCCAGCCGCAGAGAGATAATAACCATTTTCTCCACCTGCACTTGTACCTCTGTACACACGATAACCTGTTGCTCCAGGGATAACACTCCACTGAAGTTCAACTGCATTATTTAGACCTGATAGAACAATTGAACGCTCATTAGATGCGGTAGTTTCACCAGCAAGTGTAATAGCAGTTATTTTATAATAATATGTGTTAGCAGGAAGTGAACCTCCAACACCACTAACAAGACTGGACCGCATTGTAGCAGCCCCGGCATCACTCTTTTCAGCCCTATAGACAAAATCAATAGCACTGATAACAGTAGTATTTGGCGGCGGTCTCTGAAATACGAATTCCGAAGGTCCGGGAATGTCCACACCACCAGCAAGAGTCCCGGTTGCCCAAGCGCCTCCGCCCGTGATAGAGGCAGTAGCTACAATAGCGTTACCGACACTACCAGGGATGTTTGCAGAAACCTCCATTTGCGGAGACGGGAGTGCTATAGCATTTACATCATTATTAGCGAGTGTACCTGTGCCATAAGTAGTGCCCGAAATACCAGAGAGATTAATTGCTTGTAGTAGATTGGTAAGAGTTGCAGAGATATTTGCCCCAATAAGTACATCATAGGCTACAGACACAGTAGTTCGGAATGTGTAGACAGCTGGTGTAGAACCATTAGTTGTACCAACTCGTACAGTATCACCAGCGCTAGGATTAGCAGTTAATGTAAGTACATCAGTTGCAGAGAGGAAAGCAGCATAGATAAAAGAGTCATCACCTTGATCAATAGCAGATGAAATTCCGCCAGGACCATTGATCTTATTAATTGTGCTCCAAGAACCCAAAGATGGACCATCTGTAGGTGTGTAAAAATTAGTATCATGATAGGGGGTTAAAGGACGGAGAAATGAAGACTCATCCACAACTCCAGTATCATAACCACAAAGAAGAGCAACTTTAGACCATTGAGGATCAGCAGGAGAACCCCTAGGAAATGCTGCAGTAGGAGGCGTGAAGGTTGAAGTGTAACGAGCATAACCAACAGTTAAACGAGTTTCATCGAGATAACCCTGAAAATCAGTGTTACCTATAATAGTGTTAGTGCCTTCAACCTGACAAGCAACAGCTAGCGGTTCAGTTCCGGCATAATAAGTAGAACTATCTGAAATTGCAACACCAAGTTGTTGCCCATTAACAAATAGCAATAGTTGAGAAGAAGCCCTAACTACAGCAAAATGATACCAAATATCAGTAAGAGGAACCCAAGGGTACGCGATTTTCTGAACCACAGTACCAGCAGTTCCGTCTGTACTAATTTGGAAGATAAGATTACCGTTATTAAGAGTTGGACCACAAAGAACAACCTGCCAACTTCGACGATTGTTGGTTGCGTCCCATTTACCCATAATAGTTGCTTGGGTTGATCCGCTAGGTAGTGTGCGGAATCTTATGAATGTTTCAATTGTGTAATCACCTGCACCAAGATCAGTGGTTGTACTCCATGGGGCCGAATAACCAACAGGTCCGTGCCCAGAACCATTAATATTATAAAGAATTCCAGCACCAAATTCATGGAGATAAGATGGTGTCCAATTATCAACAGCCGTAGAGGAAATTGGAAGAAGGGTCGCTACACGTTGATCACCTTCAAAACCATTATTAACAGTTCCATTAGTATCACTGATAATTACATCATCAAGCCAGGTACCATTGCCATTTACATCGCCACCAGTGCCCCCAAGTCTATACTGAGCAATTGGAGTAGTTGTGTTAAATGTTAGATTAGTTCCATTTATAACTGGTGTGTCTGTGCCTGTTGCACTATCAACGCGGACAACAAATGAACAGGCTCCTGCTGCACCTGTAGTAACTTGCAGTTCAATATGATGCCAGTTAGATGCTTTAATAATTGGCCCTTGGGTAGTTGCAATAGGTACAGTAAAATCAGATTTATAAACTGAAAGTGAACCAGTTGTGTCCACAGCGAGATAGCAGATTTCAGTATTACTATTATCATAGAATGTTGCAACAATGCCGCCAACACCGTTTGGACCGCTTGCTTGCGGCAAATTCAACATAGAGAAACGGCAGGCAAGAAGTAATGAAGTACGAGTACCGGGTAACACACGGCGAGGACCACGTGAGGGAAAATGTGAAAATGCAACTACAAATAAACTATAAAGACCACTGGCAACACCATAAGATGGTACCCCAATAGATTGGGAACCAAAACCATCCTGTAAGTCAGCATATGGTCCCTGAAGCATGTAGGCAGTATTTGTGCCATAATGATCAAAGCCTTCATGTGAAATTCTAGTCATGCAACTAACCCATCTTCTCGTCTAAGTTGATAGCGAATACGCTCCTCAACACCATTATTTGAAATTCTATTCACACCCCAGGTTGTATCTGTATTATCACCGATTTGGTAACCAATTGCGTACACACGCCCATCCTCTCCTACAATAATAATACTATCATTAACCACAACTGGTGTTCCTGCAACAACACCTCGCGCATACACACGCCCCTCAATGGGGGCAAATGGAGCAGCAAGATTACCTGTAGCATACCAGTTCTCAGTTGATCGACTTCCCATAATTAGAACCTGATCTCCAACTGCTCTCATGCAGATAATTGGATCAGGTGAACTTTCTTTGGAGGCGAAATCAAGCGGATCAATTGTTACTGCCCCCGGATTAACCCAAAAGAATTTTTGTGTTTGACTCTGAGACACCAACACATAACTACTTACTTGTGTAAGAGAATTAGGGGCAACGCCCCCAGGCATTGTACAACCTTGCAAAACTTGAAGACCACCATTAGCTAGTGTACCCGTTCCTGAAACAGTTAATGCAGTTCCACCAGTAATAGTGAAAGCAATTGAATTGCCACCAGTACCTGCGAGTAAAGCTGAAATCTTTAATGATGTTGCAGGGCTTACACCACTATTATTACCTGCAGTAACTAACGTGTTTGGCCCAGTAATTGTAGAACTATAATCTAAACCAGCAGTTCCAGTTGATGTAATTGCCAGGACAAGTTGATCTAATGGAGCTAGTCCAAGAGACACACTAGTAGGGTTAACTACAAAAGGATGAGCAGCTGAACCATTATCACTAGGACTAAATGTGGTTCCCCACGTATAGTACACACCACCAACTTCAAATGTGTCAGTGCCATTAACAATAGTGCCAACTTTAGTTAGTGTACCGAAAGCTGTTGATTGACCTTCATAATATTGAAGTAGTTGACCATCAGAAATCCAAAGACGTTGATAACCGATACCAGCTTGCCATGCCACCTCAGGATATCCGGTACCACTTATAACCCCAGAAATTGGGGTGGTAGTAATTGTACCGTCACCATTATCTTCTAACATATAAAGATTAGAACCACACACTACAAATAGATTATTATTGAATAGTCCATTTAATGTGTAGTTGCCCCTCATTGGCCCATAACCAGTGAAGGTACCTGCGTTAAGTGTGTCTTGAATGACAGTTGTACCCGGACGTGCAAGTACTGATGTACCTTCACGTAGATTAGCTGGATTAGCCTCTAACCAACGGTTAAGCAATTCCACAATAGGTGTACCCGCATAAAGGCGTTCATAAGCACCTCTACCGAGTGGAACTGATGTCACCGTCTAAAATCCTTTTCATATGAGCATCGCCCCAAATGGGATTAATCTCGATAT